GGCTTCAGCTAACGATGTTACGACTACTGCTTTTGGTAGTCAATGGGTTACTCGTGTTGCAGGTTTGCGTGAAGGTTCTTTGACTCTTACTTTCAATCAGGATTATGCTATCTCGACAGTTGACGCTACTTTGTGGCCTTTGCTTGGTGCTCAGGCAACTGTTGTCATTAGACCTTCTTCTTCAGCTGTAGGAAGTGCAAACCCTGCTTACACAGCGATCTGCAGCGTTATCGATTTGACCCCTGTCTCAGGGCAGATTGGTGACCTCTCTACCTTTAGCATTACATGGCCGACAACAGGTGCTCTAGGGCGTGGAGTGGCTTAATGAATCAACTAAACCTACGCATAGAGTTGAGTGATGGCACTGTTATAGAAGTTCTTTCTAGTGCAGGCGATATCGTCAAATGGGAAGAACACTTCAATCTTGGTATCGACAAGTTAGAGAAAGTAACTCACCTGCTTTATCTTTCTTGGCTTGGTGTTGTAAGACTGAAGAAGACTGCAGAAACTTTTGATGACTGGATTGAACTGGTCGCTAAGGTTGAGGTTACAGACCCAAAAGACTAAACGCTTTAGGCGTTGATTCGTATCATTGGTTGATTGCGAATCTTGCTGTTGCTACCGGTATAGCCCCATCAGTTCTAATGCTTGAGTCTGATCGGATGATAAATACTATGTTGTTTGCTTTACAGTATCAGCGGAGTGATAACAATGGCTAGTTTTACTAAAAGAGCTGCAGCGTTGGGTAAAGACCCTGACGTTATTTTTGATGCAAAGCCTGTGTTGAAGGCGTTAAATCAGCTTGAACCTGGTTTGCGTAAACAGATGCTTCGTGACATGAAGGCTATTACTAAGCCTGCGATAAATGAAATCAAAAGTGTTATTCCTTCTACAGCACCGATGTCAGGTATGAGCGTTACTAGAACTGGTACAAGCATGGATGACCGTAAATACAACAACAACGGTGAAGGTCGTTTGAGTTGGACTGGTGGCAAATATAGAAACAAGATTATTGCTCCCGATAATGTCATTCCACGCTTCACTTCAGGTAGATCTCGTAAATCTGCTGTCACAAGCCTTTTCGGTATTTGGTTGAGAAGTCCTGGTGTGGCTATGGTCGCTACAGCTGGTAAAGGTTCAGGCAGACCAGGTTACGCAACTACTAGAGAGTATCCGTATAAGGGTGGCACTAGAAGGCATAGGAACAATGGTCAGGGTGCTGCGTTGATTCGTAAAGTGAAGAACACAGGTTTATTCAACTTCTTCTATAAGACTGGTGAGAAGCAGTTACCTAGTATGGAGCGTGAAGTAAAATTGACTTACGAAAAGTATTCCAAACTTGTAAATAGAAAGCTCGGCTAATGTCTGTAATTATTAAACTCTTATCTAAGTTTGATGACTCAGGTTTACGCAAAGCCAAATCAGGTTTCTCAGGCCTAAGTAAGACTCTTGGTGCTGTAGGTATCGGTTTCGGTTTGAAGGCTGTAACAGATACTTTGATGGAAGCTGCTAAGGCTGCTGCTGCTGATGCTAAGTCAACGCAACTTTTGAACATTCAGTTGACTCGTAACGCTGGGGCTACAGCTGCAAGCCTGAAAGAGAACGATAAGTTTATTGAGTCTTTGTCTTTGCAGACAGGCATTATGGATGATGACCTTAGACCTTCGATGGCTAAGTTTGGTAACGTCACCAAGAATGTCAAAGATGCCCAGAAACTTCTAAAGATTACTTTGGATGGTGCAGCAGGGTCAGGTAAGAATCAAGAAAAGATTGCTAACGCTGTTGCTAAGGCTTATGCAGGTAACACGACTTCCCTAAAGAAGATGTTCCCTGAACTTATGAAGTCTAAAGATGTTTTAGGTGATTTCGCTAAAACTTATGAAGGCTTAGCTGTGGCTAATGCTGATCCATTTATGAAGTTCAACAACAGCATGGACATTCTGAAAGAGAAACTGGGCGTTATTGTTTTGCCTTTGATTATCTCTGCTATAGATGAGATTAGTAAGCCTGGTGGTTTGATTGAGACTGTAGGTAAGTTCTTTGAAGATGTTGCTAACCCTAAAACTGATGCAGGTAAAACTTTTATTGACATTAAGAACGCTATAGGTCAAGTTATTGAGTCTGTAAAAACTTTCTTTGGTTTCTTTGGTAATGGTGATGCTGTAAAGGGGTTTGCGAATATTGCGACTAGCCTTATTCAAGCTCTGCCTGCTTTACTAGCTCTAAAGGGCATTATGATGCTCGCTTCCGGTGGTAAGGCTATTGCTTCACTTGTTACAGCCATTCAACTAATTAAGGGTGGTTCGCCTACTGGTGGTATTCCCCCTGCTGCAGGTGCAATTAACCCGATTACTGCTATTGCTGTTGGAAGTCAGGCTGCAACTTATGCGTCTAGTCAATTAGCACAGGGAACTGTTGATGCAGGTTTAAAAGCTAAAGGCCTAAATGTAAATATTACTTCGGCTACTTTTACAGGTGCTATGGCTTTACCTTATGATGCAAATAATCCTTTTATATTGGGTGGTAAACGTGCAGTTCCAAATGCCCCTGCAAATAACGTAGTTATCAATGTTCAAGGTGCTGACCCAAAGGCTACTGTTGACGCTATAAGCAAGTATTTGAAACAAAATGGTAGTTTGCCGTTTACTGGTAAAGCAGGCAGATAATGCCTTTACCTTCGTATGTTGTTGAGTTGCAGTTTGGATCTAGTGGTTATGTTGATGTCAGTCAATATGTGCAGAGCATAAGCATAGGTCGTGGGATAAACCGTAATCTTGATGACTTTTCGGCAGGTTCAGTTTCAGTAACTTTTGTAAACAACAATCGTGTCTTTGACCCTTTAAACACTTCTTCGCCTTTATGGTATGGGGCTGGTGGTTATACGATTGTGCAACCTGCAGGGCGTATCAGAGTTAGCAGTAACGGTATTAGACGGTTCACAGGTTTCGTGCAGGACTGGCAATTCAGTTACAACGATGCAGGGTTTGACGGTCAAGCTACAGTTATGGCTTTAGACATGATCTATCGGGTCAGTAACGCAGTGTTTACTGGTGGTACTGCCTTTGCTGTTGAAAGCACTGGTGAGCGTATAAAGACTGTTATGAACTACAACGGTTTTGGTGCTAGTGAGTATGCAGGTGTTCAGGGTGGGCAAACGCTTCTTGGCTATGATGTCAATGAGCCTGGCGATAATGTGCTTGCTTACCTGCAGAATGTTGCTCGTAGTGAGCCTGCAGATTTCTTTAGCAACGCTTCAGCTGTAATGCAGTTAAAGGATCGTAGTTTCACTAACTATGTTTGGAATAATACTGCTCGACAAAATCTCATCAAATACCCGAATACGCTGTCTCAAGACACAACTTTGCCAAGTGTTACAGGTGGTACAGGTTTGGGTGATGGCTGGGTTTATGGTTGGCAACCTGGTACAGCTGCACCATACTATTCACCTGGCACAGTAAATACTGCCGAGATTGTGGATTCTGAAACAATCATGTGGTATCAGGATGTTGATCAGCAAAAGATAAATCCTTCAGGCACAGCAACAAAATACGTTTTCTCTGGCTGGTTTAGGGGGCAAGGTTTGACTGGGTCAGGTATCACTGGAAGCCTTGTTTTGTTGAACAGTAACGCTCAAAGTCTTGTTTCTGCTTCAATGTTCGCTTCAGCTGCTACAAGTGCTGAGTGGACAAATATGGGGGCTACAGCAACTTATGGTGGCACTGAAGTTGTTGCAGGCTATTATGTTTACGCTTCAGCCCCAGGTTTCACGAGTACCTACAACTTTATTGGTAATGGTTTACAGGTTGAGCAGGGCACTGTTATCCCAAACTATTTTGATGGGGCATACAATCCTTACGTTTCGACTGCTACAACAGATTATGAGATTGCTTGGGCAGGGATTCCTTTTGCCAGTGAGTCAGGTTTGACTACAAGTGTTGCCACAGCTGTTTCTGCCCCTGCTCTAGTTACTTTTGCTGACATGAACAGTCAGGGCACAGCATACGGTAACGGTACAGGTATTCCTTTCACAGATTTACAGGTCGTTTACGCTTCAGAGCAGTTATACAATCAGGTTCAG